GTCGGTGAAGTTGCGTACCTGGCCGTTGGCGCTGACCTGGCCATAGGTGCCCGTGTTCGGGTCGTACAGCCAGGTGCCGGCCTGGTACGGCTGGTAGGTGGTCAGGCCCGTCAGGCCGGCCTGCTGGGCCTGCATCTGCATCGTCTGCTGCTGGGTGGGCGCCTGGTTGTAGCCGCCACCCGGCAGCCCGCCGGCGATCGTGGCGTAGGTCGCGCGCCCCTGCGTGGCCCGGCTGATCGCCGTGTTGATCGCCTGCATCGCCTGGGGCGTGCTCAGGTTCTGCCCCTGCAGCGCCTGCGTCCACTGCCCGAACTGACCGGCGTCGTAGTTGTTGCCGTACATGCCGCGGAGCATCTGGTCGATCTGGCCCAGATTGACGCTGCTGTTGATCGTGCCGAGCACGTCGCCGGCACCCTGCGGCGTGTAGTAGCCGCTCATGGCGGCGTAGTTCTGGGCTGCCTGTTGCTGCTGGGCGAAAGCCTGCTGCTGGGCAGCCAGCGAATACTGGTTCTGGCCGGGCGCAGCCTGCTGGCCGAAGGCGCTGACCCACTGGTTGACCTGGGCCATGGTCGGCGTGCCGGCCGAAGGCAGCTGCATGCCGTTGTAGGTGCCGCCAGGGCTCGTCCCGAACGTGGTCGCGATGTTCATCGCGTTCGTGTAGGCCTGCTGCGCCTCGGCGAACGCCTGCTGCTCCGTCTCCAGCCGCAGCTTGGCGTTGTTGTAGGCGTTCTGCGCCTGGCTGGTGGCGAACTGGGTCGCGGTCGCGAAGACTTGCGGGTCGATCGCGCCGCCCGGCGACGGACCAGGAGCCGGGGCAGGCGGCGGAGCGCCGATCCCCATCTCGGCGTTGGCGATGTCCTGGTAGCTCGAGGCCATGCGACTACTTCTTCTTCGATCCGCCGCCGATGCCCGGGAACTTCGCGGCTACCTTGCGCCTGACAGCTGCCTTCTCGGCGCTCGTGCCGTGCTGGGCCACCCGGGCCAGCGCATTCCGGGCGTGGCTGGCGTCGGGGATCGGGTACGAGCCAGGGCCTTTGCCACCCTTACCGGTGCCCTTACCAGGCAGCGCAAAACTGGAGCTCGGCATCCGCCTGCGCGCGGCCGACGTCAGCCTGGCCATCACGTGTTCCTCGAGCCCATCTTGCCGGTGGGCCCGCTGGCGAAGTGCGACTTCGCGCCCGTGCCGCGGCCGTGGAAGCCGGCGCCCGGGTCGCTCTTGCTGTTGCCACCCTTGCCGGACTTGAAGCCCGGAGCGCCGCCCACGACGTGGGATACGCCGCTGCGACCACTGTTCTTGAAGCCGTGAGCCGGATCACTTTTCCAGTTGCCTGCCATCAGGATCTCCTCCTCCGCTTCTGGGTGGCCGCGCGCCGCGGCGGCGGCATGGCCGCGGCCGCCCGCGGCGGCACGTAGTTGGGCAGCTGCGGACCCGGCGTCTGCGGGCCGCTCTGGCCGACGGGCGCCGCGGCGGCAGCCGAGAACGGACGATTCGTGCCCCGTGCGGGCCGCTTCTTGGGTCCAGGCATGCGTCTCCTCTTCCCCTGCACCGGGGTAGGCACGAGCGGCTGGCCACCCGGCGTCGCTCGCGGCGTGTAGCTGTTGAACATGGCTCGTCTAACGACTCCGATGGCCGCGGCCGATAGGCTGGACGCCGCCGGCCGGTCCGGTCGGAGACGGGATATCGGTCGGCACGAAAGCCTCCGGCGGCGGCGTCAATGGCTGTTCCGCGCCACCCGGCGGCGGCGACGGCAGCTGCAGATTGGGGAACGCCTTGGTGACCTCCTTGTAGACGAGTCGAAACCCCGTGGGCCCCAGCCGGTTCATCTCGGCGGTGCGCCCCTGGACGTTGGGCTCGCCGTCGGGCGTGAAGAGCTGGTCGCGGTAATAGAGCAGCTTCTGGGCGTCGCTCAGCTGGACGGCAAACGGAGCCAGGCCCTGCGGCTTCATGGCGTCGGCGATGACGCTGGATATATTCTCGAGCCAGATGGCGACGTCGTCGGCGACGAGCTGATAGGGGTCGTTGGTCGACGTCGCGCCCAGGTTGGGCGAGGTCAGGTAGGGCATCAGGGCACCGCCGCGATCGCGGTCTTGACGACGTCGTAGGTAACGCTCAGCGGCACGCGCTCGCCGTGCTCGAACACCAGCACCGCCAGGCCCTGCGCGTCCGGATAGACGTACAGCAGGGCACTCACGTTCGCGAACACCGGCCCGGGCTGGAGCGCGTCCCACTCGACGAACGACCCCCCGACCGTGGTCGGCTGCGCCACCGGTATCGTCATGGCGCAATGGGGGGCGGTCCGCCGCGCATCGGCAGGCCGGGCACGCCGGGTCGAACAGGTCCAGGCCCACCAACGGGCACCGGCACCGGCGGTCCGCCGGGCGGCGCCATGGGCATGCCCTGGCCGGGTGTGGGAACCGGATTAGCGGGCGGTCCGCCGACCGGCCCTGGCGGGGGTCCGCCCGGTGTCGGTGGCAGCATCGGCGCGCCGCCCGGGCCGGGCATCGGGCCGCCGGCCATGACCTGGGGCGGCGCCGGGCCAGCGTTGACCTGGTTCGACTGGATCGTGCCGAGCTTCTGGAAGATGAGCTCCTTCAGCTTCGACTGGACCTCGGGCGAGTTCTTGATCTGCTGCAGCAGCGCCGAGCGCTCCACCTCGTCCGGATTGCTGCCCATCTCGCGGCAGGCGTCTTCCCAGGTCATCAGGTGCAAGGCCAGCTTCTCCTGAATAGCCCTGGTAGCAACCACGTCGTCGGACGGGGTCTGGATGTCGAGGTGCGCCTCGTAGCGATGGACGCCCTTCAGGTCTTCCGGGCCGAGGCCGAGCCAGCCGGCCTTGGTCATGCCCCCGTAGCGCCGGCTCGAGGCGGCGTTTCTGGGCAACTCCTCGGCCCAGGCGTAGACGTCCTCGCCGATGCGGTGCTCGATCAGCCAGGACTCGAAGCCGGTGCGGCTGCCGAGCGCGGTCTGGGCGTTCTTCACGATCGGGTCCCAGGCCAGCCGCGCCAGATACGCTGCTTGATTCATGGCGTATCCTGACTGGCTCGACGCGGTCAGCCCCTGGACCACGCTCGGCAGCGCCAGGTTGACCAGGTTGGTCGCATTCTGGATCAGGTCCTTCAGGTCCTGACCGGCCTTGGGCTGCTCGACGGGCGCGATGTCGTACGGGTAGACGGTGCCCGGCTCGATCTCGTCGCCGCCGTAGCGCTCACCGCCGCCCACCCCGTACGGAGATCCTTCGCTGGGCGGGATGCCCGGGATCGTGCCCGGCTGCTGGGTGCGCTTGAAGGCCGCGAACCCCGTCATGTAGGCGCTGTTGCCCTGGATCGTGAGTAAGGAATCCAGCAAAGGAAACAGCTCGAGGAACGGGTAGAGCACGCCCTGGCCGGCACGGTGGGGCAGTCGTGAGTCGGTGGTGATGCCGAGCGCGTGGAAGTAGGGGCCCTTCAGCGAACGCGTGTTCGGGTCGCCGAAGCCGTGCTTCCACGAGCGAACCAGGGTGCCGTTGCCGATCCGACCTGAGCCGCTCGCGCTCTGGCCCGGCCCGACCAGGACGACGTTACACGTCTCGTAGTCCCAGGCCTCGACGACGGTCAGGAACGGCGAGCCCTTCATCATGCGGCCGTAGTCGCTCTTCGCCAGCTGCATGGCGCGCGGGTCCAGGTCGGCCCAGTCAGATACGTCCATGACCACGCCACTGCGGTCCAGGCCGGTGCCGAAGCGGGCCAGCGCCTCGAGATAGGGCACCTGCTTGACCTCGACACACGCGGTGAAGCCGTTCTCGTTCAGCGCGTAGTAGAAGGTCTCGGGCGGGATGTCCGAGCTCGCGATCGGGTAGGGCAGCTTCAGCTTCAACTCCTCGGTCTCGCGGTCGTAGATGCGGTCGGCCGCGTCCTGGTCGTACTCGCGCTGCCTGGCTAATTCCTCCGCCAGCATGGCCGACTGGGTGTCGTACTCGGCCCAGGCGGTGGCGCAGCGGGGCACCGTCTTCATGATCGCCTCGCCCTTGGTGGCCAGCGCGTACATGAACAGCCGCAGCAACTGGCGGTTGGCCTCGTGCTCCTGGCGCTTCCACGAGGCCTCGAAGAAGTGCTCGCGGAGCGTGGCGTTGGCCTGGGCGACGTCGCCGAACTGGATCGGGCGGAACTGGATGGTGAGCGGATTCGTCGTCAATGCCGCGGCCACCGTGTTGGCGATGTGCGGCGCCATCGGCGAATGAATTTCCAGCGCCGTTTTTCTATAGGCTTCTGGGATGTCGACGATCGTCTCCTGGTAGAGGATCGTGTCGACGAAGGCGTACAGCTGGTCGCGCTTCTTGAACTCGGAACGGAGACTGTTGGCCAGGTCGATCGTCTCGCCAACCGCGTCCGCATCGTTCCCCTCGGCCGGGCGTATCGAAACATTCAGGGTCGCCATCGCATCCGTCCACCTGCCGAGCGGCGATAGTTGGCGATGAAGGTCACGCGCGTGGGCCGCGGCGCGCTATGGGTGAAGGCGTACCAGGCCATGGCCAGCGCCATGACGGTGTCGTCGTGGCCACCCTCGGGCGCGGCGTAGCGGACCAGGCCGGACGGCAATGCCTCGGACTGGTAGGCCAGCAGCTCGCCCTTCTGGGTCGGATCGTCTAACAGAGCGAGTTTGCCTCTTTCAAGAGCCAGTGAGAGCTCCTCGATCACGCCGCGCTTGCTGGCGTTGGTCGTCGTGAACGGGTGCACGGGTAAACCTCTGCGAGCGAGGTCCTGCACCAGCGGCAAACCGATGGAGTTGGCCTCGGGAATGATCGCCACCGGTCGGTAGCGGTCGACCAGCGTCAGCAGCCGCTCCACCTGGAAGACGTAGTCGATCTTGTTGAAGCGATCGAGCGCCACCTGCTCGAAGCGCTGGCCATCGCTGCCGATCACGCTGAGCACGGTGAAGTCGGCGTTCAGCGCCCAGTCGACGCCGATCACGTAGTGCCAGCCAGGCAACGGCTCGAGCTGAGGCTTCAGTCGACAGGCCTCCTCGAGTCTCCTGAATACTCCCCCGCCGCCCTCGACGAACTGAGCCAGGATCTCCTGGTTGAAGGTGCGCGCAGTCATTGATGCGTACGCGCTCTCGATCTCGCCGAACTGGATCGTCGGGTTCTCGAGCGGGTGCGGCGACCTGACCAGGCCTCGTTCGGTGACGGCAACCCCGAGGGTAGGAGCCTGCCAGGCGATGGAATCTGAGTCGGACGAATCAACGCTCGCGTCCAGCCACTCGCGCCAGAACCAGTTCAGCCCGCGGGGCGAGCCGACGCACCAGGCCCAGCCACCGGTGTCGATCAGCATCGGCCGCAGCACCTCCGGCCAGGCGTCGGGATGCACGTCGCCTGATTCGTCCAGCACGATGCCGTCCGCGGTGTGACCTCTGGCGCTGTCCGGGTTGTCCAGCGAGCGGAAGGTGATCATGCCGCCGCTCGGGAACGTCGCCGTCATGAACGTCTGGTTGAACTCGGCGATCGTGGCCGCGCCGTGCCGCAGCTCGGACCAGCCGACCCGTACCTGGTCGAACGTGGGCGCGCCCCAGAGGATGCGGCTGCCCCTGACCGCGGCCTCGGCGGCGATGGCCATGACCAGCGTCGTCTTGCGCCAGCGCCGGCCGGCCGCCAGCCAGTTGAACCGCCGCGCCTGTGCCCGAACTGAGATCTGCCCCTGGTGGGGCATGGGGAGAAGAAGCTGCCCCGTTTTAGGAGGCTGGGCTACTTTCGGAGACATCGTCCGAAACCGGGGATGGGGCGGGCTCGTCGTCGGGCCGCGGGCGCCAGTCGTTCGTGTAGGTCACGCTCAAACCGTCTTGCGGGCTGATGGTCACGCTCTCCCGGAACCGGGCCGGGTCACGAGCCCGCAGGAGCGTGATCAGCAGCCGATCCGAGGGCAGCTTGCCGCCGCAGGCTCTTTTGAGGGCAACCATCTCGAGGAAGTCGACGGCGTCCTTCTCCGCCTCGTGATAGCGAACCGTGAACTCGACGTCGTGCTCAAGCCACGAGCTGAGCGTCGCCCGCGTCACGCCCGCCGCCTCCAGGGCCGGCCTGATCACCCCGCACTCGCGGAAGACCTCGAGGAAGGCCTCCTTCGCGATCCGTCTCTGAACCAGCAGCATGATTGGGCTCCGCGGCGTGCTTTTATTCTTGTTTTTCGAATTTTTGTTCGCTCGCCGCGAGGTGCCAGACGCGTGCCGCGGCGCGGTGGCGGCGGGCGGTCAACGGTGGGTAGGGTGCGTCACCAGCGGACAGCTGCTCGAGTCGCGCGCGCGATCCTTGGGACGCGCAACGCGCGATCGCGTGCCTGCCCAGCGCACGTGCCTGGCGCATCTCAATTTCAGATAGCTTTCGATAATGGCTGTTGGCGCAAGCTATCGCCCGGCATCGGCTCGGCCGAGCACAGGCGCGCACGGCGCCATCTTCGGCGCCTGGGCGGGTTATGTCAACCTGGCGCGTTATGGTCGCGCCCCCGGCCGGCCTGATTCCCGCGCCGAACAGGGGCGAGCTGACTGGCCGGGGGAGGGAGGCGCGGTTTCGGGCCAGGTAATGGATTCAGTTATGTCAACTGAGAATACCGTGCTGTGTGGTGCCAATGCCGCGCGCGCGGTTATCACCATCTGAACGACATAGAACATACGTACTA